CTCTCGCTTAAACGCATCCTCAACAGTGACGGGCGAGATAAACTGGTCCTCACCGGCAGCGGGGAACTCGCCGTAGACCTCGACACGGGCTTGTATCGAGTCTTCGCCGTACTCGGCAATAATCTGGTCGTAAATGGCCTTGTCGGTCCCCTCGACTGGCTCAAGACTGCATCGATTCCTGCTGACCGATCGCTAAAAAACGACCTGGTTGGCCCGATGAAGAAGCCCAACTCGGCCGGCACTATTTTTCTTGAGGGGAAGAAGGAGATGAAGTCTCGCGGTCTTGCCTCTCCAGACGCTGCCGATGCACTGGCCGTCACCTTCGCGTACCCTGTGGCCTCACGGGAGTACAATCCGCGCAACGTAACGCGCACGATCAGCCTCGATCGCAGCGCATCAGCATCTTGGATGGGATCATGACTCTTAAAGCGATGCAGAACTGCCTGATTATCGAGGTAGACGTCGAAAAGCACGAGTTTTTGGAGCTACTTTCGACTGAAAAGCAGGAAACGGGTATAGTTGTGGCTGCTGGCCCTGATTGCAGAGACTTAAAGGTGGGCGATCACCTTTACTTTGGCGTAGGGCAAGAATTCACGCATGGCGGCAAGGAATATGTCGTGATGCGCGAACCTCATGTATTAGGAGTCCTGAATGGCTGACCCAACTGGCATAGTCGCAGCGGCTAACGTAGCTGCTGGTGGCAAACCGCTGAAATCTGATTCCGATATTTTGACTGTGGCTCGTGCCCGGTTGGATATGGCGGTTTCTTGCTATGCCGAAAGCCGTGAAGACGAGATTGATGACCTGCGGTTCTACGCAGGGTCACCCGACAACCATTGGCAGTGGCCTTCTGACGTGCTGGCCACCCGTGGTGCGGTGCAGGGTCAGACGATCAACGCCCGCCCAACGCTGACCATCAACAAACTGCCCCAGCATGTGCGTCAAGTGACGAACGACATGCGCCAAAATCGCCCTGGGGCCAAGGTTATCCCGGTGGATGACAACGCTGATGTGCAGGTTGCTGAGATTTTCAACGGCATGATCCGGCACATTGAGTACATCAGTGATGCTGATGTGGCCTATGACACTGCGTGTGAGAACCAAGTTGCGTATGGCGAGGGGTACATCACCCTGATGACCGAGTATTGCGACCCGAACAACTTCGATCAAGACATCAAGATTGGCCGGATTCGCAACAGTTTCTCGGTCTACATGGACCCGCTGATTCAAGACCCAACGGGCGCAGATGCCAAATGGTGCTTCATTACCGAAGACTTGACCAAGGCAGAGTACGAGCGCCAGTACCCAGACGCTGCGCCCATTTCCACGCTCCAATCGCTTGGCGTGGGCGACCAGTCGATCAGCAACTGGCTCAATGAGGACACGGTTCGCATTGCTGGTTACTACTACATTGACTACGAAAAAGCCAAACTGAACTTGTACCCAGGTAACCAGACAGCGTTTGCTGGCACGCCTGAAGACGAGCGAATGAAGATGGTCTACGGCAGCCCCAAGCGCAGCCGTGAGTCGATAAACCCCAAGGTGCGGTATTGCAAGATCAACGGCTACGAGATTCTTGAAGAAAAAGAATGGGCCGGTAAATGGATTCCTGTGATCCGTGTGGTCGGCAACGAGTTTGAGGTTGATGGCCGGTTGTATGTTTCGGGCCTGGTGCGTAACGCCAAGGACGCCCAGCGCATGTACAATTATTGGGTGTCCCAAGAAGCCGAGATGCTGGCGCTGGCCCCCAAAGCCCCGTTTATTGGCTATGGTGGCCAGTTTGAGGGCTACGAGGAAAAATGGAAGACGGCCAACACCCAGAACTGGCCGTATCTGGAGGTCAATCCAGACGTTACAGACGGCCAAGGCGCGGTGTTGCCACTACCCCAGAGGGCGCAGCCTCCAATGGCGTCTAGCGGCCTTTTGCAAGCCAAGGCTGGCGCGTCTGAGGACATCAAGTCCACCACAGGCCAGTACAACGCATCACTTGGCATGGGGTCCAATGAGCGCTCCGGCAAGGCGATCCTTGCACGCCAGCGTGAGGGGGATGTGGGCACATACCACTATGGTGACAACCTGACCCGCGCTGTGCGCCACGTTGCGCGTCAGTTGGTGGACCTGATCCCTAAGATTTACGACACTCAACGTATCGCCCGCATCATTGGTGAAGATGGCGAAACCAAGATGGTCAAGATCAACCCAGAGCAGCAAGAGCCGGTTAAAGAAATCCGCGACATGCAGAACCCTGATGTTGTGATTGAGAAAATTTACAACCCTGGTGTTGGCAAGTACGATGTGGTGGCCACAACTGGCCCTGGTTACGCAACCAAGCGCCAAGAAGCCTTGGAAGCTATGGCCCAACTGCTGCAAGGCAACCCACAGTTGTGGACTGTGGCTGGTGACCTGTTTGTTAAAAACATGGACTGGCCTGGCGCTCAAGAGATGTCCAAGCGATTTGCCAAAACCATTGATCCTAAGATCATGGAAGACAACGACAAGTCGCCTGCCCTGCAAGCTGCCGAGCAGCAGATTCAGGCTATGGGCCAAGAGATGGAGCAGATGCACGAAATGCTGCAAAACGTCGGCAAGTCGATTGAAATGCAAGAGCAGCGCCGCAAGGACTATGAAGCTGAGATCAAGGCATACCAAGCCGAGACACAGCGCATCTCGGCCACGCAGGCTGGCATGAACGAGCAGCAGATTCAAGACATTGCAATGGGTGTGGTTGCTGCGGCAATGGAGTCCAACGGTCAGTTGAACGGGATTCCAGAGATGCCGGAGCAACAAATGGACGTTGGCATGGAAGGTATGCCTGAAGCGCCGCAGCCCATGCCGCCAATGGAGATGCCACAATGAACGCCGCACAATTGATGGGCTTGCTGTTTTTGGGCCGCAATGTGGCCCATTCAGTGCATCTAAACACCCGAAGCTACAGCAAACATGTGGCTTTGCAGACGTTTTATGATGAGATCATTGACCGTGCTGACGCATTTGCTGAAGCCTACCAAGGCCGTCATGGTTTGATTGGCCCAATTGGCATTCCAGCGGCCAAAAAGACAACCAACATCATTGAGTTTCTGCAAGGCCAACTTGCTGAGATTGAAAAAGGCCGTTACGATATATGCGATAAGTCAGACTCATCGCTTCAGCAACTCATCGATAATATCGTTGAGCTGTATCTTTCCACTTTGTACAAGCTCCGCTTCCTCGCATAAGGACCATCATGGCTAATTACACACAAGCATCTGCAACCACGCAAGTCAAAGTTGGCGCGGGTAAGCTTTACGGCATTTTTGTTTCTGCCTCTTCTAGTGGCACTTTGACAATTTATGATTCTGGAGCAAAAAGCACCAGTGACCCTAAAGTTGTGGATACGTTTTCTGTGACCGCAAGTACAACCTATCTGAACATCCCCGCTGGTTTGTTTTTTAACAAGGGTTTGTACATTGTCTTGGCTGGCACTTCAGCATCGTTCACAGTCGCATACGATTAAGGGGCTGTAATGGCAGACGTCAAAATTTCCCAACTGCCAGCAGCCACCACCCCGCTGGCAGGGACTGAAGAAGTCCCCTTGGTCCAAAGCGGCACGACCAAAAAAGTAAGTGTTGCCAACCTGCGCGGCGCTGCTGTGTCTGCGGTCACCGGCACTGCGCCCGTGGTGTCTAGCGGCGGCACAACACCCGCCATCAGCATGGCTGCGGCCAATACCAGCACTAACGGTTACTTGACATCTGCCGACTGGAACACGTTTAACGGCAAAGGCTCCGGTACTGTTACCGGTGTCACGGCAACCTCGCCCGTTGTGTCTTCTGGTGGCACGGCTCCAGTTATCAGCCTGCCTGCGGCCACCACAAGCGCCGATGGCTATTTGACATCTGCTGACTGGAACACGTTTAACGCCAAGCAGCCTGCTGGGTCTTACCTGACCAACGGCGGCGCGTTGGGCACACCTTCTAGCGGCACGGCCACCAACCTGACCGGCCTGCCTTTGACTACTGGCGTGACTGGCTTGTTGCCTGTTGCCAACGGCGGTACAGGCACGGCCACACCAGCCTTGGTTGCCGGTACAAACGTCACCATTACAGGCTCATGGCCAAACCAGACGATCAACTCGTCGGGCGGCGGCGGTGGCGGCACGGTGACATCTGTGGATGCAACAGTCCCATCGTTCTTGTCAATCAGTGGTAATCCAATCACTACATCTGGTACGCTGGCGATTGCGTACAGCGGCACGGCTTTGCCGGTTGCCAACGGCGGTACAGCCGCCACAACCGCTGCCGGCGCTCGGTCTAGCATTTTGCCATCCTATGCTGGCAATGCTGGCAAGGTATTGGCGGTTAATACCGGCGCTACAGATGTAGAATACATTTCGGTGGGCGGCACGGGAACAGTAACATCTGTCAGCGGTACAGGAACTGTCAATGGTATAAGTTTGTCGGGCACGGTTACAAGCGCCGGAAACTTAACTCTTGGCGGCACGCTTGATTTGTCTGCCCCTCCAGCTATTGGCGGCGCAACGCCAGCCGCAGGCGCATTTACTACAGTAACAGCTTCTTCTGCAATCGGTGTGGCATCGGGCGGCACAGGTGCAACTACTTTGACAGCCAACAACGTCATCTTGGGCAACGGCACATCGGCTGTTCAAGTGGTGGCCCCAGGCACAAACGGCAACGTGTTGACTTCCAACGGCACGACTTGGGTTTCTTCTATTGCGGCGTCTGGTGGCTTGGCTTACAGCTACACAACAACGGCTGTAACAGCTACCAACAACCAAGGCATATTGGCCGACACTTCAGGCGGCTCGTTTACTGTAACGCTGCCAGCTACGCCCTCGGTTGGCAATCAAGTAATCATTGCCGATGCGGGCAGTTTTTGGGGTACAAATAATTTGACCGTGGGCCGCAATGGCTCAACCATTGGTGGCTTGGCCCAAGACCTTGTGTGCGATCTCTCAGGCGTCAGTGTCCAGTTTGTGTATGACGGCACGACATGGGAAGTCTACGCTCAAGTTGGCGGTCAAGGCGGCACAGCAGTGACGTTGAATGGTGTACAAACACTGACCAACAAAACACTGACTGTTCCAAAGATCACATCTGCGGCTTTGTCAACTGCAACTGCTGGCGCACTTGAGTACGATGGCAAAGTTTCTTACTTTACGCCCCAAGGCTTAGAGCGAGGCGTTACTCCTGGGATGCAGTATTACAGATTGAATGCTCCGCTGGCTGGAGTTAGTTCAACTGCTGCGCAGTCTTTTTTAGGCGTAGGCGTAACACTTAGCAGCAGTACGGTTTATGCTTTTGATGGCTATTTCCCACTGTCCAAAACAACGGGTGGAACCGCGCACGTTTTTAGCTTACTGTTTGGTGGAACCGCAACCATCAACAACATAGGCTATTCTGTGTTGTCGGCAAGCGGTTCTTCATCTTCATTTACTACTGGCATGGGAATAGCAATATTTTACTTGCAAGTGGCAACAGCTTCCGCAATTACAGGTAGTGGCTTGGCAACAAACCCTGCGGTTGTACACGCCAAAATTTCTGGCACGGTGTCAATCAATGCTGGCGGGACATTTATCCCGCAGTACCAGCTTAGTGTTGCCCCTGGCGGTGGGTGGACTGTTGCATCAGGCGCTTACTTTTCCATCTACCCAATTAGCACATCCGGCAGCAACACAAGCGTAGGAACTTGGGCATGATTTCATTAGTTATTTCATGGCCCACACAATCGGAGTAACACATGGCAATCCTATCCAACATCATTACCCCGACCAACGTCTTGACTGAAACCAGTACAAACACGGTCACAAACAAAACCTATGAAGCTGGCGTGTTTACCAACGGCTACACCGAAGAAACGGTTGTTGCTAACACCAGCACCGCCTACACCATTGACCTTGCCAACGGCTCTGTGCAATACCTAACACTGACAGGCAATGTGACCTACACTTTTCCAACTCCAGTAGCTGGCAAAAGTTTTATGTTGATTCAAAAGCAAGATGCCACAGGCTCACGCACAGTGACATGGCCTGCATCTGTTGATTGGCCCAGCGCTACCGCACCAACCTTGACAAGCACAGCATCTAAAGCCGACAAGTTTGTGTTTACAGCGATTGACGGGTCTAACTGGCTCGGAAGTGTGGCCGGTAAGAACTACACCGTCTAAGGGGTATTGATGTTTAGTTCAAACACCACCGGGGCCGCAAGCATCATCTCCACAGCTTTGGCGGTAGCCCACACCACCACGCCATTTGTCACAGCTTACCCGTGGTCAAGTTCTGGATTTGGAACCAAGTACGCTAATCCGGCTACGCTTCCAGCGGGTAATGGGCTTAGCGTATCTTTTAGCCCTGACAGTTCTGCTATTGCAATTGGCAACGCCGTAGTACCTATTTTAACCGTCTATCCGTGGTCGAGTTCTGGATTTGGAACCAAGTATGCTGATCCTGCAACGCCACCTACTGGCACTAGTTGCCGTGGGGTTGCTTTTAGTCCTGACGGTTCTGCTATTGCTGTAGCACACTTTGCAACACCGTTTATATCTGCTTACCCATGGTCGAGTTCTGGCTTTGGAACTAAGTATGCCAACCCTGCAACGCTTCCAACGGGCATAGGTGAAAGTGTTGCTTTTAGTCCTGACGGTTCCGCTATTGCAATTGCTCATAGTACTTCACCCCGCGTTTCTGCTTACCCTTGGTCAGGTTCTGGATTTGGAACCAAGTACGCTAACCCTGCAACACTACCAACAGGTGATGGCAGTGGCGTAGCTTTTAGTCCTGACAGTTCTGCTATTGCTGTAGCACATGACACTACACCGTTTATATCCGCTTACCCATGGTCAAGTTCTGGTTTTGGCACGAAATACAGCAACCCTGCTACGCTTCCAACGGGAAGGGGCAACGACGTAGCTTTTAGTCCTGACGGTTCTGCTATTGCTGTAGCACATGACACTACACCGTTTGTTTCAGCTTATCCTTGGTCAGGTTCTGGATTTGGAACCAAATACGCTAACCCCGCAACACTACCAACAGGTGATGGTAATGGCGTATCATTTAATTCTGACGGTTCTGATATTGCTGTAGCACACAACACTACGCCATTTGTTTCAGCTTACCCTTGGTCAGGTTCTGGTTTTGGCACGAAATACGCCAATCCGGCGACACTTCCAGCAAATGCTGGCAACGGCGTAGCATTCGGTTAAATTGTCTCTTAAAAAGAAAATCATGAAAAAAGAAACTACACCTACAACTCCGCAAACACGCGAAGAAATCTTGGCTTCATCTTTGGATGCACGCATTCAAGAGGTCATGCACTATCAGATCAACATCGACAATTACGCCATTGCACTGGAAGAAATTGGCAACCTGCCACCAGACGAACGTGCTGAATTGTTGGCGTTTACTAATCAATTGCGTGAACTGCTGACTTCCGAAAAGCTGGAGCAAAAGAAAGCCCAGATCATGCTCAACGTCATCAAACGCCAAGTGGGGTAATTTATGCACGCACTCATTGAAAACGGGGCTGTTGCGCAGTACCCATACGGCCTTGGGCAACTGAAGGCTGCCAATCCATTGACCAGCTTCCCGGCCCAAGCCAACGATGAGATGCTGGCCTCGTATGGGGTGCTGCGCGTGTTTAACGCAACGCCTCCAGAATTTACGGCCACGCAAGTGTTGGAAGAAGGCACGCCAGTGTTTATGGATGATCGCTGGACGCAAGTGTTTATTGTGCGCGACATGACTGCTGAAGAAGTGGCAATCCGCAACGATGCACAAGCCGCAACCGTTCGTGCCGAGCGCAACGCCAAGCTGGCAGAAACCGACTGGCGTTTTCGGTCTGACATGACTCCCACGCAGCAATGGATCGACTATTGCCAAGCGCTGCGTGATGTCACCGCCCAACCTGGGTTCCCTTGGTCTGTTACTTGGCCAACCCAACCGGAGTAAAACATGGAACACAATGCACTGACCCAGAAGCTCGTATATGTAGACTTTTCTGCTGACCCAACTCAGTTGGAAGTGGTCGAGTTGACGGCTGAAGAAATTGAGGCAAACAAGCAACGCGCTATGGATGCCCTGCGCGGCAAGCGCAATTTGTTGCTGTCTGGGTGCGATTACACCCAACTGCCCGACTTTGCCGGTGACAAAGCAGTTTGGGCCGTTTACCGCCAGACATTGCGCGATCTGCCTGCAAATGTGGCAGATGCCCGATTTTTTGAAGCATGGCCTGAAAAACCGTGATATATTTCGCAAAACTGTACTGGCCCAGATGACCAGGGAATCTCAGGATTCAAAATGGACAATGAAGTCTTAGCGGAAGCACCCGCGCCGGAACAGGAAGCAACGGCTGCCCCTGAACCCGAAGTTAATACGCCGGAAGTATCGACAGAGCAGACAGAACAGCAAGCGGAAAAAACTTATACGCAAGCTGAAATCGACGCAATGATCGGTAAGCGCCTCGCAAGAGAACAGCGCAAATGGGAAAGAGATCAAGCTGCCAAGCAGGCTGAAACGCAGACCTTACGGTCTACGCCACCCGTTGCAGACAACTTCAACGACCCTGAAGAATATGCGCAAGCATTAGCTCTTCAGAAGGCCCAAGAACTTGTCGCCCAACGAGATGCCGCAAAGCAACAAGCTGAGATCATGGAGGCTTATGCCGACAGTGAGGAAAAGGTCAGGGACAAATACGATGACTACGATCAGGTAGCCCGTAACCCTAACGTGCCCATCACCGAGGTCATGGCTGAAGCGATCTACGAATCTGACGTTGGCCCCGAAGTAGCTTACTACTTAGGCTCAAACGTCAAAGAAGCTGCTCGAATTTCCAAATTGTCGCCTTTCATGCAGGCAAAAGAGATTGGAAAGATTGAAGCCAAATTGGCGTCTAATCCTCCGGTCAAAAAAACTTCAAACGCGCCAGCACCGATTAGTCCGGTAACAGCACGTTCAAGCGGTTCGCCGAGCCATGACACGACTGACCCCAGGTCAATCAAGTCCATGACAACCTCGCAGTGGATCGAAGCTGAACGCGCACGCCAGATGAAAAAGTACGAAGCGCAACGCAACCGCTAATTTTTTGAAAGGACTATCATGTCTAACAGTATTCTGACCATTGACATGATCACCCGCAAAGCTCTCGAAATTCTTGAGAACAACCTGGTGATCACCCGTAACGTGAACCGTCAGTATGACGATTCTTTCGCTGTTGAAGGCGCAAAGATCGGCTCTACACTGCGTATCCGTTTGCCCGACCGCGCTCTGGTAACTGACGGTGCTGCCCTGCAAGTTCAGGACGACAACGAACAGTTCACCACTTTGACTGTGAACAACCAAAAGCACATCGGTGTCAACTTCACATCTGCTGAATTGACCATGCAATTGGATGACTTTGCAGAGCGTGTGTTGAAGCCTCGTATCAGCCAGTTGGCATCGTCCATCGACGCTGATGTGGCTAACTGCTACAAAACTATCGGTAACACCGTTGGTACTCCTGGCACTACTCCTTCGACTTCTTTGGTGCTGTTGCAAGCCCAGCAGAAGCTGAACGAGAACGCTGCTGTGATGTCCCCACGTTACGCTACCGTAAACCCTGCTGCTAACGCTGGCTTGGTTGAAGGCATGAAAGGTTTGTTTAACCCAACAGACACTATCAGCAAGCAATTCAAGAACGGCATGATGGGCACTGGCGTTTTGGGCTTTGACGAGATCAACATGTCTCAGTCGATCAAGCAGCACACCACTGGCTCACGTAGCGCAACTGCGTCAACATTGGTTAAGACCCCAGGCGTTACTGCCGAAGGTGCTACTACCATTTTGTTGGAGCAAGGCTCTGTGTCTACCACCATCAAAGCTGGTGACGTGTTCACAATCAGCGCTTGTAACGCTGTCAACCCACAAACCCGTGAGTCCACTGGTTCGTTGTTCCAGTTCGTTGCTTTGGCTGACGCTACCGCATCGTCTGGCACTTGGACTGTGACTGTTGCACCTATGTACTCTGCTGCCAATGCGTTGGCTACTGTGGACGTGCTGCCTGCAACTGGCGCAACTGTGACTTTCGTGGGCGCTGCATCTACTCAGTACGCTCAGAACTTGGTGTATCACAAGGATGCCATCACCTTTGCAACTGCTGACTTGCTGTTGCCACAAGGTGTTGACATGGCTGCCCGCGCAGTTCACAACGGTATCAGCTTGCGTGTCGTGCGTCAGTACGACATCAACAACGACCGTTTGCCTTGCCGTATCGACGTGCTGTATGGTTTCAGCACGATTCGTCCACAAATGGCCGTGCGCATGTGGGGCTAAATTGAAACGGGGGCTTTGGCCCCCTTTCATTCGTTTTAATCTTTTTTAAGGAAATTATCATGGCTCTCCCTAACGGCGCAGGCGGTTACCAAGTTGGTGCAGGCAACCGCGCAGAAACTATCATGGGCGCAATGGCCGCCCCTCAGACAGCTACGGCTACAGCAACCCTGACAGCAGCTCAGATCGTTAACCAGATGCTGGTGGCTAACCCCTCCACTTCTGCTGCGACTTACACGCTGCCTCTGGGCACTGCAATTGACGCTGCTGTCCCTAACGCTACTGTTGGTAGCACCTTTGATTTGTCGATTGTCAACATCGGCACATCTTCCGGTGCTGTGACATTGGCTGTTAACACTGGTGTGACCGATGGCGGCAACGCTTTGGTTGCCATTGCTGTGACAACTAGCCAGTTGTTCCGCTTCCGTAAGACCGGTGACGGCACTTACGTTGTGTATCGTCTTGGCTAAACCTAAATGGGGGCTTCGGTCCCCATTTTTAAAGGAACAATCATGACATCTAATACCAAATCAATTGGCGTTGCTTTTGAAGACCAAGACATTATCGGTTCTAATTTTGTGATGTCTGGTGGTGAGTTGGGTTACACCGCAGAAGCAAGCGGCACGGTGACTCAATTGACAAGCAAATCGACTGGCGTGACCTTGAACAAGTCTGCTGGTCAGATCACAATGAACAATGCCGAATTGGCAAACGCCACAAACGTCACGTTCACTCTGACCAATAGCGGCATTAGCGCAAAAGACGTTGTAATTTTGAGCGTGTCTTCTGGCGCTACTGCCGGTGCTTACAACTGCTGGGTTTCTGGCAAATCCACTGGAAGCTGCACAATCACATTGCGCAACCTTTCGGGCGGCGCGTTGTCTGAGGCCGTTGTGATCAACTTCGCTGTAATCCACGTCCTGTAAAACCAAACGGGGTCTTCGGACCCCGTTGCCAACATGAACATCTACCTATCACATCCCGTCCACGGCGCTAAAGTTGCCACAATGGAACTTGAGGCCGAAGCAGATGAAAAAAATGGCTGGACTCGCTATAATCCAGACACGCTTTCGGAACCTGAAGAAGCGGCCAACACGCTTGTTGTAAAGCGCAAATACACCCGCAAAGGTGAATCCGAAGGAGTTTAAACATGGCAACGTATACCGCTGGCGATCAAATCAACCGCGCTTTGCGCCTGTTGGGTATATTGGCCGAGGGTGAGACACCTTCTGCTGCCATGTCGCAAGACGCTTTGATGGCGTTGAATCAAATGATTGATTCGTGGAACACCGAGCGTTTGTCGGTGTTCAGCACCCAAGATCAAGTCTTTACATGGCCCTCTGGCCTTATCAGCCGCACCCTTGGCCCATCTGGTGACTTTGTGGGCGATCGCCCCATCTTGCTGGACGATTCCACATACTACTTGGCCAACAACGGCGTGTCCTACGGCGTCAAGTTTATTAACCAAGCGCAGTACAACGGCATTGCGGTCAAGACCGTGACCTCCACATTTCCCCAAGTCATGTTTGTCAACATGACTTATCCCAACATTGAGATGTTCATTTACCCACGCCCAACTCAGGCGTTGCAATGGCACTTCATCTCGGTACAGAAACTTGACCAGCCTGCATTGCTGTCAACTGCAATGCACTACCCACCAGGTTATCTGCGGGCGTTTACCTACAATTTGGCTATGGAGTTTGCCCCAGAATTTGGTGTCGAGCCAAGCCCGCAAGTGCAGCGCATTGCCATGACATCTAAGCGCGATCTGAAGCGCATCAACAACCCAGATGACATTATGAGCCTGCCATACGCAATGGTGGCCAATCGTCAGCGCTTCAACATCTACGCCGGTAACTACTGATGAAGACGCCAATTCTTGGCTCCAGCTACGTTACCCGCAGTGTCAACGCTGCGGATAACCGCATGGTCAACTTGTTCCCCGAGGTCATCCCCGAAGGTGGCAAGGAACCCGGCTTTCTGAACCGCGCACCAGGTTTGAACTTTTTGCAGTCTGTGGGCACGGGTCCAATCAGGGGCTTGTGGGCGCACCAGACTAACGGCACAGACTTCTACGTTGTCTCTGGCGTTGAGGTTTACAAGCTCACCGGGTTGACATCCACACCACTGTTGCTGGGCAAAGTTTCCGGCACGGGTCCAGTTTCGATTGCAGACAACGGCACGCAAATCTTTTTTGCCTGCAATGGCCCCAGCTACATCTACAACGAAGTTACCAACGTCTTTGCCCCCATCAGTGACCCTGATTTTCCCGGCGCTTTGACCGTGGGTTACCTAGACGGCTACTTTGTGTTCAACGAGCCTAACAGCCAAAAAATCTGGGTTACGGCGCTTTTGGACGGCACTGACATTGACGCGCTGGATTTTGCAAGCGCTGAAGGTTCCCCCGATGGTTTGGTGGCCGTCAACATTGACCACCGCGAGGCTTGGCTGTTCGGCTCAGACTCGGTTGAGGTCTGGTACAACGCTGGCCTTCCTGACTTTCCCCTGACGCGCATTCAAGGCGCGTTTAACGAGATCGGCTGCGTAGCGACCTTTTCGGTAGCCAAACTAGACAACACTTTGTTTTGGCTCGGCACTGACGCCCGTGGTCAAGGCATTGTCTACAAGGCCAACGGCTACACCGGCCAGCGTGTGTCCACCCACGCCGTTGAGTGGCAGATTCAGCAGTACGGCAACATCTCGGATGCCATTGCTTACACTTACCAGCAAGACGGCCACAGTTTTTACGTCTTGACGTTTCCAAGCGCCAACGCAACTTGGGTCTACGATGCGGCCACACAAGCCTGGCATGAGCGTGCAGGCTGGAGCAACGGCAGCTTTATGCGCCACCGGTCCAATTGCCAGTGCAACTTTGGCGGCAACACCATTGTTGGCGACTTTCAAAACGGCAACATCTACACACTTGACTTGGATGTCTACGCCGACAACGGCCAGATTCAACGCTGGCTGCGGTCATGGCGTGCGCTGCCCACAGGGCAGAACAACCTCAAGCGCACAACCCAGCACAGCCTGCAACTGGACGCCCAAGCAGGCGCGTTGCTTGCACCTATAACTGAGTATGTGCAATTAATTACCGAAGACGGGTTTGGGCTAATCACCGAGTCTGAAGACATCTTGGTTGACGAAACCGTGTTGTCATTTAACCCGCCACCTCAGTTTATGCTGCGCTGGTCGGACGATGGTGGCCACACATGGTCAAACGAACATTGGGCGCAAGGCGGCGCTGTAGGCGCTTACGGCACTCGTATCTTTTGGCGTAGGCTTGGCATGACTCTTAAACTGCGAGATCGGGTTTATGAGTTGTCGGGCACTGATCCAATCCAGATCGCCATCATGGGCGCTGAATTGGGGATAAGTCCGACCAATGCTTAACGTCACAAACATCCCTTCGGCGCGGGTCGAGATAACTGACCCCAAAAACCCCAACCCGAATTTGATGTCGCCGGTGTGGTATCGGTTTTTCTTGAACATGTTTGAGTTAACCGGCGGTGGCTCAAGCGGGGTTACAAACTACAAAGTACAGCCAAGTCCCCTTATAGCTGACACATCACCTTTTGTGTATGTCAACGACACGGGGTTCCCCGCAGATATAATCGTCAGCGGCGGCGGCGTGATTCTCTTGGAGTTTTCACGCGATGGTGTTACATTTTTCAGCACCGGCAGTTTTTATGGGATGTTCACACTCTCACCTTTTGACCGGCTGCGGGTAACCTACCAAACGCCGCCCACTTTGACTCTTGTACCGAGGTAACAAATGCCTACATCAACGCTCTCACCCGCACCAAAACTACAGTTTTTTGACGCCAATGGCAACCCGTTGGTGGGCGGCAAACTGTATTCCTACGCTGCGGGCACAACCACGCCGCTGGCCACCTACACCGACAACACCGCAACAACGACTAACACCAACCCCGTAATCTTGAATTCGCGTGGTGAAGCAGGTGTTTGGTTGTCATCTAGCTTTTACAAGCTAAAGCTGACCGACAGCAACGATGTTGAAATTTGGACTGTGGATAACATTGGTGGTTACGCCACAATGGCTGAACTGCAAGCGGCAATTGCGGCTTTTGCCGCCAGCGGTGGTTCTGCCTTGGTCGGGTTTATCCAAGCGGGCGCGGGTGCTGTAGCCACAACAGCCCAAGCCAAGATGCGCGAGACCATCAGCGTCAAGGACTTTGGCGCTGTGGGTAACGACATTACTGATGACACCGCAGCCATCCAATTGGCAATCAACTACGCCAACACCATTGGCGGAGATGTTTACTTTCCCCCTGGCATCTACAAAATTACCAGCGGCCTGACAATCAACAACAGCGGCGACACAACAGACACCTTTAAGGCGTCCATGTACGGCGACAGTTCGGCCAGCGCCCGCATTCATGGCGCTGCTGGTGCTTACAACATGCTGACCATTACTGGCGGCACTGGCGCTGGTCTTGAAAGCCATCAAGTTATTCGCGGTCTGTTTTTTGTCAAGGAAGATTTTGTTGGTTTCTGCATCGGCGGCGACAACTTGGCTTTCTTGTCACTTGAAGACGTGTCGTGCTTTAACGGCGAGTATGCGTTTTACGCTACAGACGTGTTGTCCAGCGTGTTTTATAGTTGCGTGTTTCGTCAATCCAATGTTGGCCTCTACGCTCAATACAGCAACGTCAGTTACCCCAATGCCTTGACAATGGTTGGCTGCGTTATCGGCAACTGCCGCGACAAGGGTGTTTGGGTTGTTGGCGGCACAAACTTCAACATGTTTGGCGGCAGCGTGGAGAGCAACGGCATTGATGGTATTTCTGCAACCAAGTTTGGTGTGTTGTTGAATAACTCAGGTGTGCAAGGCTCAGTGTCTGGCAACTTTAGCGGCGTTTATTTTGAGAACAACAAAGGCACTGCCGATGTCTGGCTTGCTAACTCAGCACAAGTATCAGCGGCCAGTATCAGCGGCTGCTCGTTTGCCCGTATTAGTTCTACCAACTTTGTTACAAACAACATTTTGGTTGAAACGTCTGGTGCAGGCATAACGCAGTCGGTCAGCGTGGCTGGTTGTGGCTTTAAAGGCTTTAACAGTTACGTCCCCAACGCTGCCCGCAAATACATCACCACCCTTGCAACTTCAGGCGGCGTTAGCAGTGTTGGTTGGTCAGGGTGCGCGTTTGAGTCTTCAACCGAAGCGCCAACAATCACCAACGAAATTCAATTGACTGGCGCTGGCTATGTGTTCCCAGGCTGGAACAACGTGACGTTCCAGAACAGTTGGGCCGATGCAGGCGTTCCATCGCCCTTGTGCGGTTACTACAAAGACGATTACGGCATTGTTCGACTGCGGGGCGGGGCCATTCGCGCCCTTAACTCAACCGCTACGATCTTCAACTTGCCTGCTGGCTACCGCCCAACGGCCACGCTGCTGATTAGCTCGTATGGCGAGATCAGCAGCGTGCCCAGCGCAGTGGTGTTTGAGATTGATTCGTCGGGCAACGTCAAAATGAACTCTACTGTGTCGGGCAACAAGGTGACGTTCAACTCGGTGAGCTTCTCAGTTAACTAAGGGGCGTGTTGTGATTGTTAGAGAAGCTACAGAAGCCGATCTGCCTAAATACATTGTTTTGGCAGAGTCGTTTCACATGGCCTCGCCAATGCACGGCGTCATTGATTTTGATCCAATCGGATACGCTGACTTTTTTTGCGCATCATTGAAAAACAATTCAGTTGGTATTTGGTTAGCAGAGATTGATGGCGAGGTTGTGGGAATTTCGGGCGCTGTGGCGTATCCCTTGTACTTCAATCCTTCGGCATTGGTTGTTCAAGAACTATGGTGGTGGTTAACGCCAAAGTCCCGTGGAAGCGGCGCAGGCGGTAAAATGTTTAAAAAGATTGAAGAATGGGCTAAAGAGCGCGATGCGTCTGCGCTTTTTATGATTGCATTAGAAGACAACCGCGCAAAAAAGATGGAGAATCTGTACATTCGTGCAGGTTTTAAACCTATGGAGCGCACATTTATTAAAGGGGTCACGTCATGGCAATAGGAACCGGAACCGCTATTCTTGCGGGAACTATTGGCGGCGGCCTGCTTGCTGGGGGTGCGTCCAGAAGTGCTGCAAAAACGCAAGCAGCAGCCGCAGACCGAGCCGCAGAACTTCAACGCGAGATGTTTGAACGGCAAGTAGAGTTGCAAGAGCCGTGGCGTCAGGCAGGCATCAATGCGCTCAACAGAATACAGTCCGGCGATATTATGAGCGCAGCAGACCCATCGTACCAGTTTAGACTTAACGAGGGACTAAAAGCGCTTGACCGGCAGGCATCGGCTCGTGGCGGTCTGATCAGCGGCGGCGCTTTAAAAGCCGCCCAGCGATATGGCCAAGATGTTGCGTCCACCGAGTTTGGCAATGCTTACAACCGCCTTGCTGGCCTAGCTGGCGTGGGCCAAACAGCCACAGGTGCGATGGGCAACGCCGCAAGCACCTACGGGGCCAACGCAGGCAATTTGATGACCAGCGGCGCTGCCGCCCGTGCGTCTGGCTATGTTGGCGGCGCTAACGCACTGACAGGCGGTTTGAATAGTTATCTAAACTACACTCAGAATCAGAATTTGCTCAATCGCTTTATGCCTCAATTTGGCGGTGGGGGCGGTGGTGGCACTGGTATGCTGCCAAATTCATCAGACAATTTCTCTGGTATGTCGGAATACGGTTAAGGACTAAACATGGCTCTCAACCCAAATATCGCCCTTCAGACTCGTGGCATTGAGTTGCAAAACCCAATTGCGCAGTATGCCCAGATCGCGCAGCTTCAAGGTGCGCAAAATCAAAACGCCTTGGCACAGTACCAACTTGGCGCAGCAAAACGTGCAGAGACTACGCAAAACGTATTGTCTGATGCCTACAGTCAGTCCATAGACCCCACCACTGGCACAATCAATTACAACAAGTTGACCGGCCTTTTGGCAAAAGGTGGCGGTGGTTCGCAAATCCCAGCAATTGAAAAAACACGCCAAGAAATTGCAACTGCGGCGTTGAGCGCCAAGAACGTGCAATCGCAGATAGACGAGCGTAATTTTGGGTTGCAAGACAAAAAGCTAAAGTTTGCTTGGAATGCTGTTGGCTCGGCTCCAACACCCCAAGCGGCAATTGCTGAGTTGACCAAGGGTGTCAAAGATGGCGTGTTTGACATGAAATCAGCCACTGGCGAAATCCAACAACTTCAGAACATGTCGCCCGAACAGTACCAGCAATACCGTGTTCAAAAAATCATGGGCATCTTGGAGGCCAAAGACAAGCTCGGCTTTATGCTGCCTAAGAATGTTCGTCAGGATGCCGGTGGCACAATCCTTACAATTCAAGACAACCCGATGTTGCCAGGTTACGGTCGGCCAATTGCTGGCGCAGATATTGCCAAGACCAAAACTTTTGCTGACTTAACTGCTGAAAAGAATCTTGGCGTGTCTCAGAGTCGATTGAATTTGGACAAAGAAAAGTTTGACTTTGAGAAAACAAACGCAGGTCAAGCTGTAACCTACCAACAAGACGCAAATAACTACATTGTCGCCTTGCCCACAAAAGTCAAGCCTGGTGATGTTCCCCGTGCTCGTGCAGTTATTGCACCCGGTGAGGGCATGACCCCGATGGCAGGCAAGCCGTCCGAGGCTGCGGCCAAAGAAACAGCATCGCTTGCCCAGCAGAATGCAATTGTGGCTGGTGCGCTGGATGCCATTAAGAAGAACCCCAACGCATTTGGCACAACTCGCGGATTGGCTGGTAGTGCGCTGGGCGAAACCTTTGGCGCACGCGCTGTGGGTGAGACACCTGATGAAACACAAGCCAGGTCTTTCCTGTTCAACGTGGTGTCCGGTGTTATCAAGGAACGTGCGGGTACTGCCCAGTCGGCTGGCGAACAGGCAACCCTTAACCGGTTCTTGCCAACGACAACTGACAATGCCGACGAGTTGACGTCTAAACTCAAAGGCTTTCAAGATTACTTGAAGTCCCGTGAGTCTGCTGGAAAGAAACCTGGCGGTGGTGGCAAGCCACTACCTACCGGCGTTGACACAAGTAACCCATTGTTGAAGTAAGGGGTCAGAATGGCCGATCTGTCTACGATCCTGAAAGACCCCGCTTTCGTCAATGCCAACCCTGCTACCCAGCAGGCGATCTTTGACAAGTGGGCACCGCAAGACCCAAACTTTGCAAATGCCAATGTGGAAACACAGGCAGCCATTCGTCAGAAGTTTGGCATTCCTGTAATGACCCCGACAGACGGTCCACGCATGACCGGGTCACTGGCCGACCAGATCCCAGGCTCTGGTGTCCAAGCTCCTGTTGCCACAGCACCTGTCCAGACCAAACCCTTTACTCTTGGTCAAAAGATCATGGGTGCAATTGAGACTGTGCCCGCATTGGTGACTGGTGCGGTAACAGCCCCCATTGTCGAAGGAGCCAAAATTTACGGTGCGTTGACCAGCGGTAAGTTTGGCACGCAAGCTGGCATTCGTGCCGGTGAAGAAACTGGCCGCAAGATGCAGGAGCAGTTTTTCCAGCCACGCACAGCAGCCGCTCAACAATACGTTGGTGACATTGGCAACGCTTTGGCCAGTACCGGGCTGCAAGGCGTGCCCATGAACGTGCTGGCTGATCTTCAGCGCGGCATGACGCCTGCTGTTCGCGCTATTACTGACGTAACTGGTTCTAAGGTGGCCCAGCGTGCCGAACGACTGGCACAAGAAGCATCGAACAAAGACTATCAACGCGCTTCGCAAATTGAAGCAGCGCAGGCTGCCAAACGTCTGGGCGGCGTTGCGCTTAACCCTGCTGATTCCAACCCCAACGTCAAAACCAAACTGCTGGTCAATGCTGCCGGCGATGCTGTGGTCAACGCCAAAGCCGCCAAGTCGAATGCTCCCCGGTGGAATGAAATTGCCCGTGAAGACATGGGCTTGCCCAAAAACACGCCGTTGGATGACAAGGCTTGGGAAAAAGCATTGGCGATGCACGATGCGCCATATCAAGTGGTTGAAAAGATTCCCCTCATGCAGGCATCTGACGATGTGCTGGGGCAAATTAACGGCCTAAAGCTGGACCCACGTTCAACCAGCAGCCCTGAAAAAGTTGCCAGAATCAATGCGTCTGTAGACCGTACACTGGCGCAAGTTTCTGAAGGGCTGTCTGGTAAGAATGTGGTCAGCCAGATTCGTGATTTCCGTAAAGACGCAAACCAGACTTTTAAAAATCCTAATGCCACAGGCATTGAGATCGATGTTGCTGAAGCGCAGATCGGTATTGCAAATGCGCTGGAGAATTTGATTGAGTTCAACATCAAAGACCCCAAGGCGCTTGATGCACTTCGTGCTGCCCGTACAGGAAAAGCAAAAGTCTATGACTGGGAACGTGCCACTGGTGTCACAACCAAACAGGTGGACCCAACTCAGATTGCTAAGATGGCCGAAAAGGGCAAGCCCCTTACAGGCAAGCTGGCCGATGTGGCAAACGTGGCCGGCAACTTCCCCGACATTGCCACACTGACTTCTGCAAATGATCCTTTGCTGTATCAGCGCCTGCGCCGTGGTGGTGTTGGCGGTACAGCGGGCTTCATCTTGGGCGGTGGCCCTGGTGGTGCAGCCATCGGTGCTGGCTTGACCAGCTTGGGCAGCGAGGGCACGGCCAACATGTTGACTCGCCCCGGCATCCAGAATCGTTTGGCAATTCCTGCCGATCGCCGTATCCCGCTGCCTGAAGAACCTAGAACACCAATGGCCCCGATCCCACAGGACCGTGCCCTTGTTCCCTACGACTATTCGCAGCAAGCGTTTACACCGCCCAACTTTGTCATGCAGGGTGAGCAATACGGCCCCCGTGTTGTACCTGGCACACCTCAAGCGCCGCTTTCCAACACACTGGGCTACAACCCAAATGTGCCGTCTACCGCCGAAGTGCAAATGAATCGCCTTCGTGCCGAAGACGTTATGGACCGCAATTTTGTTGCACAGCGCACCGCAGCACAAGAAGCCCAGCAAGCGGCTGCAGAAGCTGCTGCACGTCAGCCAGCGCGTGGTGGTACTGCGTTTGAGTTGGACCCTGTGACAGGCAAACTGGTGCCCGTTGACACAACACTTCGCGGTGCTACACCTGACATCCAGATCATCGAAAGCACCGGCAAGAGTTTGTCTGGTGCGGCAGACATCTTGTCGTCCGGCAAGTCGCCCGCCCTGATGAGCGCCGAGCAGCGCATTGCATGGGACAAGACCAAAGTTGACCTGGCTGACGTTGTGCCCGGCATGAAGACGCTGAACGACAAGGCCATCGCTGCCAAAATGCAGGATCGTGCTTGGGTGCAAGATGCCATCACCAAGGCTCAAGACAAAGCCAAAGCGTTCCAAGACATTGCGGCCAAAGCAGACAATGAGCGTTTGCGTCAAGACGCGCTGATGAAACGTGAGCAGATGCTAGACTTGCTGGAAACTTTAGAAGAGCAGTTTCGCAAGCCCCGCCCAGTTCAAACTGGTGGCCAAGGTCCAAAGACTCGCGCCTTCCAACGTAACATGCTTACGCCCGAGCAAGAAATCCAAAACGCATTGGTGAAGTAATGAGTGAGCAAATTGACGCAACGGAGGCCCGGTTGACTACGCACGAACAGGTGTGCGCCCACCGATACGAGGGCATTCAGAAAAGTTTTGAGTCAGGCTCTAAGCGCATGGCCAAGATTGAGTATCTGCTTTACGCAGTGATCGCCGCCGTCTTGCTCGGCCCAGGCGTTGCGGCTGAACTAGTCAAGAAGATTTTTGGCTTATGAAAGATTGGGCCGTTAGCTTCATTGCTGCGGTCCTTCTCATTGGGCTGGTGCTTTGGTGCGTCCGTGTTTTTGTTGAGGTGCTTTTATGAATTGGGCAGACGTACTTAAAGCGGTTATACCGGTCATCGTTGCGTCCCTTGCTTGGCTGCTTGGGCAGGTTGC